GTTGCGATTCACTGTCTCGTGCAAGAAGTATCTTGGGTCTATTCGTTTTACATTTTTTCTACGTGTCATAATTTTATTCCTCGTAAAGTAGTCAACTGCCTTTACAGCAGCGACGCACTGGTTGTAACATCCACTTAGTCATGTCGTTCTCCTCTTCCAATTTGTATTCCATCATCACAAATAATCACGCTCAATGCGTATGATGTCCCGGAGCTTAAGCATCCTAACAAAAATCCAGACACTAAGCTCCCATTATCAAAACTAAATAGTTCAGTATATCCATTAACGCCCCATAGAAATACACCAACCCAAAAACCTACACACATGGGGCACGAAAAAAAATAATGCTTAGGGCGAATTCGGTCTAAAAGCTTCGAAAAACAAAGAAGTTGTGTGAGTCCATATGCACATAAAACAAATAAAAGAAGGCTTTCTAAAGCAGGCCACATTATCATCTCAATAGACATCCTTAATACCTATATCTTAATGGAATATAATAATATCCAGGACGCATGGCCCCCTTCTCCGCAGCCTGCGGAACTTCGCCCAGCTCGGTGCTATCTTGATCGGGCGGCTTGAGATAATAATCTTCCAACTCTTGTTCATACTTATCAACAACGGCGCGCAGCTCTGACTCTTCTTTTAGGAATTCCGAAATTACATATACGGCTGCCTGTAAAGAATTAGATTGTTTTGATTCGGGAATGAGTCCCTCTAGGGAATTAAAAATATTTCCCCCCTGTACACTTGAGCGCTGTACAATTCCTTTATCACTCATATACTCAAAAAATCGAGATTGAGTTGAGTAGGTGTCTTCCATGGTAATATCTTTAGGGAACACCACGACTTTATTGTCTTCCGGCATTAAAACAATGTCTATCTGCTCGTGGTCCATAATCAACAGCTTACCATCCAGAGTCTTTCTGGCGTTTAATTCTACTGTTGCCTGGGGGCCACCAACTTCAATCTTAATCATCGGAATTAATTTCCTGGACCAATTCTTGTATTTGAAGAATGGAGGTAACTGTGCCCTCACCTACAGGGAGGCTCTTATATCCCTCTAAAAGTTTCAACACTGACTGGGTTTTTGCAGTCATCTCTTCGTCTCCGCGGACCTCTTCCGCAGTAAGAGAATCAAGCACCTCTTTCTTAAGTCGAGCCACCTCTTCATTTAAATAGACTTTTAGTTCAAGGCCGTTGTCAGCAAAAGATCCAATATATTTATTCAGTAAGGTTTTCTGCTCTTCCAACAGGCTACTGTACTTATCGTTAAACTTGGTAACAAAAGAATAAAAAACAATATTATCTATAGATTTTAAATTCTGTTCTCCGGGGGTGACTCCAGACATTCGCTTAACGACTCTATCTTCATAAAGAACGCGCTGCTTAACTTTCGTAGAGACACCAAATATAGAAGAGACCGATGCCAAAAATTTAAAATTAGGAACAAAAGTGTTCCAAACCTCTTTCCCAAATTCTTTATTAATGCGGCCGATGAGCCGGCTCTGCTCTTCAAAAATTACTTTAGTATTCAGCCTGCTGTGTGTGAACTTGGTTTCGTACAGAATTTTTTCTGCCATCTTCTCTTCTACGCCAGACTGATCTAGTAACGCATGATAGAGGTCTAGCTCTTTATGCAGAGCCGACCCTTCATAATAAAATTCTTTTATAAGTCGCAGTACACTTTTTTTTCTACGAGAATCGTTTTCCACTATTGCTTTCGTAAGTTCCCTTACTAAGATCTCGTACAAAAATGCAGTGTTGCGCTTTTTATTGTGCCTTTTCTTCACCGCCATCCCTCTCTCCATCATTTTGCTTCTCTTCCAGCTCTTTAATTAGCCTCTTAATGGCTGTTGTGTTCTCCAACAGAGCTATTTCTTCTTCTTGTTCTTCGCCTTTATAACTAGGCTGCAGCTCTTCATAAAGACTATTTGGATTTAGGAGGTCTTTCCCCTTAAAAACATCCCGCTTGGGACTCGTCTTAAGTGGCCGCAGATCACTCTTCATTTTCCTGGTGAAAGGGCCTGCCGTTTTACGGCGGTCGGACGACTTCTTCACCGCATTGTATGAACTCTTTTTATATTTACGTAGCTGCTTTTGTCGCCTGGGGTCAGCATAGGCTGCATTATCTTCTTTGCGCGCGGGTGATGCCAGAAGGGCGCTGTCGTCGCCGCCTTCGGGTGCCGCGGCTTCGTCTCCACCAAGGCCCAGGTCAGCCCCCTCTTCTCCGCCTAGGCCCAAGTCGTCGGCGCCTCCCTCGGCTCCCAAAAGATCTTCTCCGCCAGCCGCTGCGGCACCGGCGCCCATAGCCCCACCAGCAGCCTCAGCTGCGGCCTGTTCTGCGACGGCCTCCAACGAAGCCTGATATTTACGATCATAAAAGGCTTCACGCTGATTGCGAAGGAACTCTTCATCTGACATATTAAAGACATTCTTTGCCAGCCAATGCTTACTAAACATCCCCTCAGTAGCACTGCTAGCAATATCAAACTTGCTCCGGAGATGCTCTAGTTCCTGCATTTCTGCTAATTTGGAGGGGTTGTTCAAAATTAATTTAAAAGAAATAAGGTCCTGGCCGCGAAATCCTAAAGTGTACAAATGTACTACTGCTATCTTTTCCAACTCAGAAACCAGCGAACGCTGCAGGCGCTGAATGGTACGAGAAAAACGAATGTCTTTCTGGGCCAACGTCGTCTTGTCTTCGTCGGCACCCTCGCCCATTGTTAGATAAGATTGAGGAATTTTAATAGCGGAAAAAAGCTTGTCTCTAATATATTTAACATCGTCAATATCATTTAAACTAGCCGCTCCAGCCAGGGTGGTAATATCTGACCCTACGCCACCTCTGATGGGGATAAAATAATCCTCCTCCACCGAAAGGGGGTTGTACCGTAGATCGACGCGACCCGTTCCAGCATCCACAACCGAGTTGCGCTTAAGTTGCGTCTTAACCTTTTCCATGTACTGTTCTACATCTTGAGGTGGAATATTCCCCACATCAATTTTAAACATTCGTCGTTCCGGGGCGCGGACCACACGGTACGCAAGCATAGCATCTTCAATGAGAACAAGCTGTCGCCAAATTCGGCGCGCCGGCTCTAAGCAAGAGGTTCCATATGGAGCATTTCTATCATTTCCCAATACCCTAAAGTGTGCCACTTGCCAATTTTCAAAAGTCATCTGAGCGGAGTTCCACTGGTACTGAACATAATTGGGGTTGGTCGGATCTTGGCCCTCCAATCTTTCTATTTCATTCGACGGTAGTCCAATCACCGACTTAATGCCGAGCACCTCGTCGATATCCAAGTAAAGAAAAAAGTCACCGTATTTGCACATTGTTCTCGCCCAGCCGAAACAATTAAATTCAATGTTCAATGAGTCATAAAACAGACTATGCAAAATAGCTTTAATCTCATCGTTCCGACAGTCAATATTTAATAACTGGTGATACTCATTAGATGTGGTCATCTCATCGGAATAAATATCCAATGCGGAGGCAATCTCCGGCATGTACTCCATCTGGTCAAAATCAATATATCTCTCGTTGCGGTTTTGATTCCGCATGGCGTGAGATGTTAAAAGATTGTAGTTCCGAGATAAATTGTCCTGCGTGGCTTTAAACTGCTGACCACTTAGGCTCTTGAACCTATATCTATATTTGTCTAGAGCTGTGCGGCGCTCTTCGCGCGTAAACTGCGCGCGGTAATTGATTAGAGGACCCGAGAAGAGGCGCGTCAGTCTCTTAAATAAAGGAGACGCGGGGTTTCTAGGGTTGTTTCTACTCGTAGCTGGGTTGGTCTTCTGGTCTGGCATTCATTTATCCCTTAATAATACTTAAATATTGGTCATTAAATTCTTTGGCGATGGTTTCCTGTTGCTTGTTTTGAATTGTCTTATGGCCGTGCATCCCCGGAATGGTTGTACTGAGGGTGGTGTGCGCGGTAGAAATGGCCGACATAAAGCTCTTGTTATACTCAGACGACCTCTGGTTCTCGATCATCACCGTGTCCCTCACCCAACATCCAATCGCAAAAGACATCACCAAATCGTCATTATAAGATCTCATCGCCTGGGCACGCCCATGATGCCAAATAAACGTTTTCATCTCTGATAATAAACGATTAGAATGTAACTTAATTAGTTTATTTCTAATAAACTCTTCCATTTTGGCTATTACTAAAGGCCTCGTCTTAGAAGATGTGGTAAACCCGGGTATCGCATTGGTTTGCCATTGTGCACTGACTGGATCGATAAATTCATGGGACGTCTTAGTAGAATGATATACATTAGTATATCCCTTATCTAAAAGTTTTTTAAGCACAGCGTACCCTATATTATTATTTTCAGCTACAATCATGCACGTGCCATATTCTTTGCCGGCGTTATATAGAATATCAGCATAATCATCCGGATTGGGCTTTCCTATATACTCTGCTACAACCGATAGTTCGCTCAATTCAAAAATATGAAATGCGGAATTGTCAGCGCCATCTCCGCGGGCTACATCAGCAGATAATAAATAAGATTTTTCGGGATCAAACTCTTCCCATATCCACAAATTTCTATCAAGGCCTGTACGATATTTAGGCTCTGTGGCTTGTTCCAAATACCACGCAAGATCATCAGGG